TCAGACTTTTTAGCTGTTTGAATTATTTTGTCGTCACCAACATAACCAACCATAAAGTTATCTATAGCATCGTTAAGTGTTATATATTGATATCCTCCGTAGTTATCTTCTACTGTATCACCTATAGCTTCTTCAGCGGGCGTGCTAGCGTAGTTTCCTCCGTCTAGCTTTTTAAGCTGTACAACTAAAAATATATTAGCGCTTAAAGCACCTGTTACAGTTATAATATTATTTTTTACTGTATAAGCAGATTCATATTCACTCCAAGATCCAGGCAACCCGGTTGTACTTGTATATATCTTAAAGTTGTTTAAAGTGTAATTTATATCATTAGGATCGTAAGATCCAAAAACTAAATCAGTATCAAAAGTTGTAGTAAATACTTGGCCAGCATCTCCATTTGAATTACCTCTAAAGCCTTGAGCGCCTTGATAATATTGTTGATTTGTTTCTGTAACTAAACTCATTTAATTAAGATTTTTCGTTTATTTCTACGCTTTGAGACTCTTGCTCTGCAACTTGTATTATGGTTGGATTATTTATAATAATTCCAAAATATTTTAACATGCTTATTATTATGTTTGTTTGCTCTGAAATATCTAACTCAAAGTTTATAGAACCGTTAGGGTTGTATACGTATTGACCTAGGGAACCAACAGTAAAGGCCCAATTAGGCGAAACAGGATTTGTTAATCCGTTTACGCTTAAGCTACTTGGTGTTGGAGATATTTTTAATAAAAGCTGTTGCTCTGAAGATGGTGCTATAACAGCGTTAGTTGTGTAGTATATAGGGTATTGCTTTGTAGGCGCAGTTAGTTTTGATCTAGATATTTTATTGAAATCACTTTTACTAACCAATTGACTTATAGACTCGTATTTTTTTTGGTCATCATATATAGAAATAACTTCACCAATTTTATAAAGAGTAGGTGGAGCTGTTTGTATGAAACCGTCATTATTAGAATTATATGTAAATGTTATCTCTTTTTCAAAAGGATAAAGTTTATAAGCTATGTCTTTTTGTATGTTAAAAAACTCAGTATCGTTTTGAGAGTTTGTTTGAGTTTTTCTATTCTGTTGATTTCCGTCTGGAAAGTAAGAATTAAATATTTCTTTTTGAACTTGGTCAGCAACACTATTAAACTCTTGGGGTGTAACATAACCTCTTTGTTCTTTGTTTAATATATACAAGACTGTTTTATATACTGTGTCTACGCTTACTGCCATTTTTATATTTTTATTATAATACAGTGGAGACTACTTTCGTAGTCCCCATCATATTAGTATCACTTGTTTTTATAGTTTTTTATCTATAGATTTATAGATTTCAACACCCTCGTCTGTTTTCAAGAAAGCAGCAAAGGCTGAGTATGGGTTTTCATCAAATGGAACGTTCATTAATTTTCTACCGTTTGATCCCCAAGTAAATGTTCTTTGATCTTGAGAAAGATTTATAATACCAGCCTCAGAAGCTCGTATAGCAAAATTTCTAAGCTGAACATTGTCATCACTAGCTAATTCTATAAACAACTGAGGTTGTTTTTTAGCAAATAACATTAAATCTCTTTTAAGCTCTTTTGAGCTCATTTCAGACACTTTAGAACCTAATTCAACTCTTAAAATTGCTTCGGCCTGATCAATGTCTATCTGTCTAGCCATGTTTAAAGCATCAATTTCGTATTCTAAATAATCAAGCTCATCTTCCGCGACTTCTATAGAATTGTATTCGTAGTACAATATATCTTTTTTAGGGTGATACAAAGAAAGAAGTTTTTGTAAGTTTTGTCTTTCTTTAGGTACTCTTAATATACCTTCTTTAAAAACTATATGTCCTAAAGTTGATTCACCTTTTTGTTGCTCTTTTAAAGGAGAGTTTTGGTTTACAGCATATCTTAGCTCTTTTTGAGTGGCTGTTTCTTTGTCAAACCAAAGTAATGGATATCTATGAGTGTGTCTTGAATTTAAAGTAAAAGTTATAGGCGTTTTATTGCCTTTTAATAGATATATTCTATCTTTTATTTCCCAGCTTGGTTTTGCTGGTTGTTTTGGTTCTACAGGTTTCTGCGTAACCGGCTGAGGTGCAACCTCAACAGTTTCTTCTGCTTTAGCTTTTTTAGCCATAATATAATAAAATTAAATAGTTAATAAGGGTAATAGTTACCCCTGAAATTACATCAGGGGTAAACATTACCTGTGTTGTTATGCTCCTTTGAATAGTACAAAGTTGTTAGCACCTTGGACAACTAAACATCTTTCAGACAAGAAATGCACTTGCATAGCATCTAAGTCTGAAGTGAAAGCTCCTCCTACAGAACCAGTAATCCAGTTTTTCATTCTACGATCGTCAGCTTGTGAAGCTCTGTAACGAACGTGTAAGAATGGGCGACGAATATTAGTTCCTAAGATTTGATCGTAAACAGTTGAAGTTCCAGCTGGTACCAACACACCGTCAATTCCAGATTTTGCAACAGCTCCACGAGTAGAGGCATCGTTCAAATATTTCCAATCAGTTTTGTAGAAATCGTAAGATCCTCTACGGAAACCGCTGAACCCTAAGTTCAATGCCATTTCTTCAGAGTTTTCAAATAATCCATAAGCAGTACCACCTGCAGTTCCAGCAGAAATACTAGCTAACATATCATCAAAATCTAAAGCAGTAGCTCTGTTTAAGAAAAGCATATTTTCTTCAATAGCACCTTGAGTGTCTAAATTTTTCAAGATGTTATCAAAAGTAGCAAGTTGATCAGCTCCAGCTGTACCGCCACTTAAAGCAGTAAAACCTGTTACAGTATTACCTCTGTCTTCAATAGCAGAGAAAAGACCTTGTGTACCTTTAACGCTAACAGTAGATGTACTACCTTTTAATTCACCTTCAATAACTGACATTTCTAAGTAATCTTCAAAACGTAGTCTTGTTTCAGACTCAGCTTTTAAGTACCATAAAAAACCTCCAGTTCCATCTTCAGTAGCAACTTCAACCCAACCGATTTGAGCAGTGTCAGAACCACTGATTTGGTAACGATCTCTAATAATAATTGGAGAGTTTGAATATTGAGTAAACTGAGGAGTTACTGATACAGGATTGTAATCTACGCCTGCTCCAGTTCCTTTTTTATATTCAGAACCGTATACAAATACTTTTAAGTTTGATTTATCAGCTAAATCTGGCTCACCAGAACCTGCGCTGTCTAAAGTAGCTTGAGTATATGGTTTAACAGTTAAAACAATATTTCCACTTGCTCCAATAGTTCCTGCTTTACTTTCTACAAAACACTTAAGCTCAGTGCCTGCGGCAGGATTCATCACAACTAAAGTAGCATTTTCACTGATAACACACTGAACATTTGCAGACTGAGCAATTGTTAAAGTTGTTCCAGCAGCGTTAGATACTACATTTTCGTAAGAAATGTGTAAACGGTTTTGTTCAGACCAAACTACTTGATCAGAAGTCATTGGCATTTCAGCGCCAACCATTCTTAAAAATCCAGATAACGTACGGTTTCCGTAACGCTCTACCTCAGCTTCGTAGATTTCTGGTAAATATTGCTGAGCAAAATCACTTGTACCATCTGTAAAATTTAGATAGTTTGTTTCCAAAGCCTGTTGTTTTTGACTTGGGATAATTGATCCAAATACTGGACTCACTGGTATTGCAGCCATAATTTTAAATTTTTTTAATTAAATCTTTTTGTTTTTATTTTTAACTTTGTAGAATCAGCACCACTAATAGCTTTAACTTTTAAGCCATTAATAAATACATCACCACCAGAAGGTCTAGCTTTTGTGTCACTTAGGTTTTTAGAAGTATCTACAACCTGTTTGACTGCATCAGCTTTACCTTGCTCGTAGAAATGCGATGCTATTTTATCTACGTTTTCAGCAGCATACATTGCTTTATGATAACCTTTATAGTCACTAACAGAACCGTTTTTATCTAGGAACTTCCCGATTAGGTTGTTAATGTCTGATTGTTTATCAGCAATACCATCAGTGTTTTGTAATTTATACCTATATTTCTTTTCACCTACACTAATATCGAAACCTTCGAAATCTTCAGTAAAAAGTTTTTTAGTATTTTCTTGAAACACTTTACGGTTTTGCTCAGCTTGTTCTTGCTGCTTATTATATCGATTGAAAAAGTCCATAGCTTTTTGAGCTTCAGGATTTACGTTTGATTTCAACTTGATATCAGCGTAGTATTTTTCCTTTGTGCTTTCCAAAAAGTTTTTGGCTTTTGCAACTTCTTCTTTAAATGCAAGTTTCTTCTTGCGTATATCTCTATCTTCGTCTAAATCTTCGTCAAATTGAAAATCTTCTAATAACAAATCAATATCTGAATTATCAAGATATGGTTTTTCTTTTTTATAATACTCTTTTAACAATGTAGTATCGTCTACGCTAGAGTAATCAGCGTTTAATCTCACGTAGTCTTCTACGTTACCTCCAGTCTCTTCCATAAAAGAAACTAGCTTTTCAATGTTTTCAGGCAATTGCTTACCTAAAACCTTTTCATCTCTTACGGCTTCTTTTAATTCTTTTTCTACTTCAGCTGCTTCTTCAATAATTTCTATTGGAGATTCTACTGTTTCTTCGGTGGCCCGTACTTCTTCAACCACTGCTTCGCTGTCGCCACTGTCTTTGGGCTTTTCGATAATAACATTGCTATCATCTGTCTTTTGTGTTTGAACGGCATCTTCTTGTTTTTCTTTTGGTATAACCACTTTTGTAACATCTTGCTCAACCTTTTGCTCTTCTGCGGGCTTTTTAAGATCAACCTTAGTTACTTCGTCTTTTTTAACTAGTTTTTTAGGTGTAGTTTTCTTTTTACCTTTTAAAGTAAATTCACCTTCTTTTTTTACTTCTGACATAATATAATATAATTTAAAAAATTGTTTTGCCTACATAAAGGCACCAAGACCTTGGTCTGGTTGATTTTCAAAGTCTATAGGTAAGCCATCGTTTTTTCTTTGACTTATCATTTCACTTTGCTGTGTCGCTTGTATTTTTGTTCTTTTGTCTTTGCGATCTTCTATAAATTGCTCTTTGTTTCTTTCTACTTGAATATCCATTTGCTTGAGCTGCATGTCATACTGGAATTGTCTTTCCATCTCAGCTTGCTTTATTTGAGCTGCAACTTGCATTTTCTGCATTTCCATCTCTTGCTTAGCTTTTTCAATATCAACTTTAGTTGATGCTACAGCCTCTTGTTTTTGAACTTCAGCCATAGCAGTTCTTTCAGCTGTTTGCGCTTGAGCATCTGCTTGAGCTGCTATGTTAGCTTGTTGAGCAGCTTGATCACGCTCCATTTTAACCTTACGCTTAATCTTTAGCATTTGATTAGCTAACTTAAGGTTTTTAATTTGGCGTATATCAATAGCATCTTCTAAGTCAATACCTCCAGACTGTAGAGCGACTTGTATATTTTGCTCTAGCTGAGCTCTTTCTTCTTCATCGGGCTCTAACTCTAAGAAAATACCAAAATCATGTAGGTTCAAGTTTATAACTTCATCTAGTGATTTTATATTGTAAGTTGATATAGAGTTTTGTAACGATGCTCTAGTCAGTGGAAAGCGCAATGCGTCAGCTATTTTAAGCGATACATTTTCCGCTAGTTTAAGAGTTAAATATAAACTAGACTGAACAATATGTCTAGTCGCTACGTTTGATGCGTTAGCGGCTAGTTTCTGTAAACCTACAAGCGTAGATTTATCAGGCACACTACCGTCTCTAGCTTCATTTAGCCCTGTCACATCGCGTATCATTTGTAAATAGTATTGATACGTTTGAATAAGACTTTGTATTTTAGCACCACCACTTGAGCTACTAAGTTCTTGAATAGGTACTTTACCGTGGTTTAATTCACCATCTTGTGTTAAAGATCTACCTACAATAGAACCAGTTTGAAAATACATATTTAATGCTTCAGCTGGGTTGTAGTTTGTTCCATTACCTAGATCGACCTCTGCTAAACCGTCCATATCAAGATAAACACCATCTGGCACCATTCTTGATAATACTTGTTGTAGCTTTAAATGAGTTATTTGAATCATATCAGCAAACCCAATACACTTACTAACAATAGACTCTATTCTACCTTTGTACATTCTAGGTGCGCATATAGCATAATTCATAGCAACCTTGGTAGTGTCAGCATATGGTCTTGACATATTTTCAGCTAACTCCCACTTAAGCATCGTGTCTGTTCCTAAAACTACAGCGCCATTGTAAAGAACCTCTATAGTTCTAGATACTCTTTCAAAGTTATCATTTTCTGGCGGATTAAATGTATCTGGCTTTTCAATAGCCTTCATTAATCCTTGGTCAGTTTGTTTTATTTTAAATACTTGATTGTGGTATGTTTTGTAATCAAAGTATAAAACTTGAACTGTATTCTCGTCGTATTGTCCCCAACCTGTTATATATGATTTATTACCTGGCATATTTTGTATACGCTCTAGTTCTTTTTCAGATATATTAGGAAACTCTTTTTTAAGTTCTGGTATTGTTATCGATTTAACTTCACCAACATAATATATATCTTCAAAGTTAGGATCTTCTGTGTAAGAATAAACCATATAAGAAGGGTCAACATAATCAACCTTAACGCCTTCAGCTATGTTAAAGCTAGTTTTCGCAGCTGCAACACCTAACACGGTTAAATCCATGTTAAGTCTACGCCTAACTAAGTCGTATTTATTTTGTGCAAATACAGTGTTAATACTTTCTTCTTCAGCTATTTCAATTGACTGCTTATAGCTTAATTGCATTTTAAGCTCTAGCTCTTCTTTTGATTCAGGTATAACATCAATGCTAGGTGATTGATATAAGTCTATACCTAAAGTTTGCTTTACAGTTTCAATATAATCTTTAGCTATCATATCCTCGTAAAGTTTAGAAGCATAGTCTGTTCTTTTCTTCACTGACTGAGGATCTTGAGCATAAGCTTTAATATCGTAAGCTTTTTGAGATATACCGTTTACAACGATATCTACAAACTTAGATAAAATTGGTACTGGTTTCCAGTCTAAATTAAGATAAGACAAATCACCGTTAATAGATAATTCATCTTTATATTTCTGTATTGATTGCTCGCCTCGAGCATATAATCTTAAGTTATGAAAGTTGTTCCAATTAGTTAAATACCTATTTCCATTAGTTCTACCTTGTCTAAACCACTCATACTCTATAGCTTGAGCAACTTGCCTTCCATATTCAAAAGTGCCTTTTTCTTCGTTACTTACAACTTGACTAGGAAAAGAACTGTTGTTATTAGTGTAAACGTTCATTTAACTTATTATTTTTGATGTATATCCACTGTTGTCGTATCTTTTGATACCTATGTCAACAGGTTCCGTTTTTCTTTTGTTTATAGGTGTATACCTATGTTTGTTACAAGCCATTAGTGCTAAACCAGAGCTAATAGAAGCATCATGCGATGTTCTATTGTTAATGTTAAACTTAGCCCAATCTTCAAGCGTTCTTTGAAAGTACATATCACCGTAACCTGTTTCTTTTAATCCAACAAAGTTTTCTATGTAAGATTCTATAGCCGCGGCGTGTGCTTGTTTAATGTCTTCACTAGAGTTTGGTATTCCACCTATCTCTCTTTCTGTTACAGATAGTTTGTTTCTACTTCTATCTGGTCTATTCATTGCAAAACCTCTATAACCTCTTTTCTTAAAGTAATATAAAAGTCTTGGTTTATTATTTTCAGCAAGTATTGGCATACCATAAAAAGCACAAGCCATCAAAACATCTTCAAAAAATATCTCAGCAGTTTGTGGTCTTGCTATATATTCTAA